CTGAACTCTCCTTTTTACAAAGAAGTGTATCAATTGACACATCCAATTTCTCACCTACTCCACCTAAAATTGCTTGAGCTACTTTTCTAGCAGCTTTTAATGCATCGTAATCAAAATCCATATCAGATGTAGTTCCATCTGTTATTTCATTTGCCCAATCGCTTCCACCATCTTCACGAGTATGGTCGGTTGCTTTTGGAGCTGATGCATCACCACCAGAGTTAGTAACTGTAAAGCTAAATTTACCGTTAGAGTCAGAATAAGAAGTTGAAGCCATATTGATAATTGGTCCAGCTAATACGTTCTCTTTAAACCTAATAGCGTCCTTTCTCAATTCGTTTGTTAAATCTTGTAACTTACGAGCTGAAATTCCGTATCTCCACATTGCTCTGGTAATTCTTAACATTCCACTAAAATAAGCTTGTGTGTAAGTTTTATCAAAACCTTGATAAGGAGAATCGGCAGGAATGTTTCCATTCTCTGGGATTTTACTAAAGGTTGAAATTGAGGTAAGAGATGAATCTTTTACCATATAGTCTTTAACTGCTTCGACGTTGTAGAATTTTTTGTGGTACTCTGTTAAATCTGAACCAGACTTAATCCAAATATCTTGAATAGATAAATCTACTAAATCTGAAGCAGAGTTGATGTCAAAAGGTATATTAGACATTGTATTTTATTATGAACTGTTACTATGCAGTAACTTGTCCAACTTTAACAAAGTATCCTAATAACTTTTTGTCTGTTGTTGCTCCAATAATTTTCAATGCAATGAAAACTGCAGCGCTTGTACCAACGTGAGTGTCCGTATTAACAACTGTAGCACCTGTATCATTGATAAGGTGAGCTTTGTTAAGTTGGTTAGCAGCTGTACTAGAATCACAATCGGCTTCCACTAACATACCACTTACGATAGGAATAGCTCTAATTGTAGGACTAGAAGCAGCTGTAGTTTCAGTTGATTGACAAATTGCTTCGATATTAACAGTACTTACAGTTGTAGAAGCAGCAGCAACGACTTCGCCGTTTGATGTGTTTCTGTAAAGTAAGTCACCATTAGTATATGAAACAGAAGCGTCAGCAGTATAGTCCAAAGCAGGAATGTTTGGAGATAAACTTGAAACTTTAAACATTTGTTTATATTTAATCCTTCAAAAGTTCGTCTAGTTCTCGTTTACGAGTTTCGATTGTTTCTTTTGATAGATTTGGATACTTCTTCTGAAGGTCTTCAGTGGTTTTGCTTTCGCTACCTTTCTGACTACCTCCACCAAGTGAAAGCCGACTCTTAGTTGCTAATTTAGCCCTAAGTTTGTTCGCACTATCGTCAGTACCACCAGTGATTTCTTTATGAATTCTATCCAAGATAGACTGAAATCCTTTAACTGTGGCTGGAGTTTTGTACATAGAAAATAACTTATTGACTGCAGACCAAGCTTCGTCGTCGTCATACTCAGGATGTTTTTTAAGGAAGTCATCGACTGCCTCTTTTTTAATCTTAAGTTGTGATTTTTGAAGTTTAGCTGTTTCGTCTTTCTTAAGCTCTTCTTTTGTTACAAGTCCTTTTTTCTTGATAATTGCATCGAACTTTTTTTGGTCTTCAGGAGATAAATCAACATCTTCTTTAGACTCTTGCTTAGTTTTAAATTCAGCGATTTGTTTTTCTAAGTCTTCCACCTGTTTTTTACTAGCTTGTGATTCGTCACGATATTTAGCAACACCTTGATTAAGGTTTACTTGCTTTTCTTTTAATGTCGTGAGTTCCTCTTGAAGCGAGGCAATTGCTTCAGGTGACAAAGTTTGCTTTCCTTCGTCAGAGTTACCTGTTGTGTTTTTTGTTTTATCTTCTGCCATAACACTTACTGCTTATTTTAGAACTTGGAGAAGCGACCTCCAGTTTCAGGATTTATAATTTATCGACTGTTTATTTAATATTTTCTAATGCTTCACACCACTCGTTATATTCAACTGCAATACGAGTTGCTAATACCATCTGCTCTACGTTCATTGTTTCTTTTGGACCAAACTCGTAGTTAGTCTCTAAGGTAATACTTTTAATTATCTTGATATCTCCTTTGTTTGCATCCGTGATATCTAATATGAACTCCTCATTCTTCAAGTCGTTTAATTCTTTTATATAATCTTCTTTATCTTTATCTGTTTTAAATTGATATTCAGTTGCAACAACTTTAGGCTTACCTTTCTCATCCTTCTCTGTATATTTTTCAACCAATTCAGTTAAAAATTTTTGATATTCTTTTAATCTAGCCTGTAATGTTGTAACAAACCTTGTTCTGGCTCTGCTATACTGTCCTTTTAATGATTGCATAACTAGCCAATTAACGAAACTTGATATGTACAAATTCTTAAGTTTAAATGTCATATTAATTATATCTTGTTATTTTAAATTCTGGTAATGGTTTATGTAGTTTATTGTATGTTGAAATAATGTTTGCTAACACCATTTCACAATGTTTTCTAATTACACCAAAGTCACTACCTGTAGCCATTGACCTACTTCGTCTGTCTTGTGGCTTATAAACCTCGTTCATTATTCTTTCATTAGCGTCACGTTTGTATTTTCCTTGTTCGTCCTTAATTGGTCTTTCAGTATTTGCTATTAAGGATAATCTTTCAGGAATAATAATTGTTAATTTCATTCCAAGACCTTCTGCCTTTCCAAACTCAATACCAAAGTCTTTTCCTAATATATCGTCAACAATTTTAACTATACGTTCGTCTACACCCTCTCTACCAACCTCTGCTGACTTAATATCTTCAAGTTTGGCTTCTGATTTAAATCTTTCGTCTTTGCCAGTAGTTAATCTTTCTATTTTTTTGTCTTGTTCGTCAACCTTCTTAACAAGAAGTTCAATCTTCTCAAGAAGTTTTTCGTTGACGTCCTTTTTAATTGTTTTTGGTTTTTTATTTTCCATTGTATATATTATACATTATTTTTAATAAACAATCAAACTTTTGCTTTCTTCGACAAGTCAGCAATTTGCCCTTTGACCATACCTTTAAACTTATCGTTCTTTTTAACGTGGAGTAAAGCTTCGTCAACCGATAATGAAATCCTTCTTTTAGCTACACCACTTATCTTCTCATCAGAAGTTAAATTGAACTGTACATCATAAGGTATCTCTCTCACTTTCCTTAACTGGAAATTAGCTAACTTCATTCTTTGTTCCTCGTTGCCGACCATATAACAAAATAGTTGTAAATCAAGGTAATTAAAGAAATATTCTTTGTCGTCAATCTTAACACTCACTACATTACAAAATACATCTTCGTCCTTTGACGTTTCGTAGAAAGGGGTAAACGTTGTGATTTTACCATCCTTCATTGGAATTTTTACACTTTTCTTTTCCATTAGTCTTTGGTTAGTTTATAAATTTCGGCTAAGTAAGCTCTACCACCCTCTGCTAATCCTTGTTGGAAAGAAACTTTTCTAAGTAAATTTAATGTATCTTTATCTCTAATTTTTGCTATACCCTTTCCTAATTGCTGTTCTTTCTGTTCAACTATATGAAGTAATACATCTTCATATTCATTGATTAGATTACGACATTTAATTCTTAATTCTTTATCTTTAATCATTGTGTTAACAAATTTTTATTATTTTCTTGGAATCAACTGATTCGTCATTGTTGGAGGTCTAGTATCTGTCTTAGATATATTCTGATGTTCTGTTGTTTGAGTAGGAACTGTTTTTGGTTGGCTCATTTTTTGTTTCATCTCAGCAAAACGAACAGGATATAATTCAACCAACCATTCATTTGGCAACCATTTCTTAGGGTCTTTATTAAAGGCTAACAAGATTTGTTTAACTGTTTTACCAATAACACGTGGGTCTTGTTGTAATAATGGAGTAAGAATATTAGTCATTCTAATTGTATCTAATTTCTCAAGTTCTTCAGATGATATTAATATTTTATCAATATCTACCCAGATATCTCCTTCCCAAGATAATCTCTCAGGTTTTATTTTAAAGAATTTTTCATTTTCAGATTCTATAAATTTTCCTGATTCATCTTGCTCTATATTAAGCTTAGACTCTTTAAATTTATTTTTATAAAATTTCTCTTCACCTTTGACTCCTTCATTTTCTATAAAGTAAAAAGTAGGGTCTTTTTTGACTTCTGCTAAGTAAGCTAATATATCACTTTCATTAGCTATATGCTCAACATCAAATACTGAATATACTTGTTTTATTAAATCTGACCTATTTCTGCTTTCCCAATCAAGACAATACTGCATTGATTTCAACGGTAAACTTAATCTCTTCAAAGATGCTTCTCTACTTGCTGACATTGCATAAACTTTGTCGGAAGCTTTAAAGTTAGCTATATCTCCTTCTAATGTTTTAGTTATACCTGTGTCTGAATCTTCGTGATTTTCTAACCATTCCACCATACTCATTCCTTCTGTTCCAGGACCAGGAATTTTTAAGAAGTTTATATCGTTAGGGTTCAACATTCTTTTTAATACACCAGCTTCAATTCTCATATTCTCATTTTCCATATCTTCCGTTCCAGAATAGAATCCCATAGGAGCGATAGATAATAGTAATTGTCTTAATGTCATATTAAGAATCCTATCAATCAATAATTCATTAACCTCCATTTCTTCAATAATACCAATATTATAAATTGTATCAGCACCCCTTAAGTTCCAACCAGGAATTAAAGCTAACGACAATCTCTTATGGTCTTGTGGTAAAGGCTCCCAGACAACCATTATGCCGTTTACCTCAACGATAAATTCATCTCTATATTGATTCTCATAAAAGAATAATTCTGTCATTCCTTTCTTTTGAGATTTAGAAGCATTTGTTGAACTACCACCAATTGTAGTATCTCCTTCAATAGTTTCGTCTGTGTTTCCACCTTCGGAAACATATTTCATATTAGGATACTCTTTTTCAGGAAACGTTTCTTTTACTTTACTGATACTCCAAACTTCTCTCCACATCCAATCACGAGTACTAAAGAAATCATACGGTCTAGTTTCTTCATCAATCCAAGTATTTAAGTTGTCTAAAGCAAGTAAACCAATTTCATCCATTTTAGTTACTTTCCTTGTTTCATATTGAGGTTTTCCTTTCTCGTTATATCCAGACAAGAATCTAGCTTCATTCTGAATAAACCTATGATATGTTCTGCCAACACCCCAACCTCTTTTAGCTGTGTTGAATGTCATTAATAAAAATTGATAGAAACTTCCACTACGTTTCCAAGACTTTTTCATTAACGCTTTCATTAATTCTCTATTAGCAGAATATTTTTCTTCTGATTCGTCCATTAAGTAATCTGGATTGTTTACCATTAAAATACTTAATGCTGTTTGCATCTTACCAAAAGCATTATTAATTGCTACTGGTTGTTGATTAGGGTCAAGCTCTGATGGTGGAATGTCTGCTACTCTATTAAAATAATCGTTATCGAATCTTCGCATTTGTTCATCGATGTCGATTCCATAAACACTTTTACGTGATTTTAAAAGCTCTTGTTTTCTGTCTATGAAATTATCAAAAACCTCTTGCTCGTCACCGGTTGGATTATAACCAGCAACTACCTCTTTCTCCTTTTTCTTTGGCTTAATATTTTTTGATACCATTTTTTGTTCTTATACTATAATATAATTTATTTTTTCGTGAATATAACCTTTGTTTATTTTTATTTTCGCAATGATATAACTCTTGTCTTTTTTGTGCTAATGTTTTAGGAGTTTTCATAAAAGGTGTTCCTTTGATTCCTTGAACTACTAATCCAATCGCTATTACTCTATCATCTTTTGCAGAACCTTCTGCTCCATATCCTTTCTTATCAATCTCATCAGTCCTAACAAAAGTTTTCATTTCGTTAAGAGCTTCTTTCGAATTAATTATGATGTCTTTATCATCTGCAAATCTAACTAAAGCATCTACTAATAAAGGTTTACTTGTTCCTGTTGTTCTCCATCCTA